TCATATCTTCATTAGCATTTGTTATGGTCATTATCTTATCTTTTGGAATAGTAATTTGTTCATCGTTAGTATAGGCCGTCCAACGAATCAAAGCAATATAATCTCTAAATCCCGATACTGTTATTTGTGGTACGTATTTTATCTGCAACGGCTTTTCTACATTGATTGTTTTATTTGTGGGATCTAATTGTCTTTTAGTAAAAGCACAAGAACAAACAATATCGTCTCCGTTTACCAACTTGATAATTTTAATGTTATTATCCATATTATTATTTATCCTTATTTAGCTCTGCCAATACACAATGAGTACCACCAATTTTTGTTGTTATATCATAAGTTAATAACGATGTTTCTTTAAAAACTTTCATATTATACCAACCTTTATTTTTTCCAGGATATTTTACTTCGTTAGGCAAATAATCATGGAAAATAATTTTAAAACAATCTGTAGTTCTTTTTAATATTTCTTCACAATCATAAACGCCGATTGATCCGTCAACAAATACAAAATCAAAATCAAAATGACTATATTGTTTCCAATAATCAGTACTCTTACAATGAAATCTGTTTATTGAATCCTCTATACCAACATACTCAAATATATTGTCTTTATCAATAGTATATACCTCTGCTCTATTTGCTATTAAAGCAGTTGTACTTTTACCTGTACCGGTACCTATTTCTAATACCTTTTTAGCATAACGACTTTCTTCTAACAAAAATCTAAAATCTTCATCTGAAATCATTTTAACTCTATATTGTGTATCTCATAATTAAAATCTTCGTCATTGTAAATATTTATTCGTTCACGAAAATGTATCAACGTATAGTTTTCTTTTTCTTTATAACTAATATCATCTGCTATATCATATAAAGTCGCAGCTGAATCATTATCCTTTAATCTTAATCCTCTTCCAATAGATTGTAAGTTCCTTATCCGTGACTTGCTAGGACTAGCAAAAATAATGTTATGCAAGTTCCGTATATTAATGCCTGTACTGAAAGTCCCATAACTTGCAACGATAATAGCGTTGTCAGATTTCTCCGTAATTTCTCTGATCTTTTCCCTAACGTCTGTATCCACTCCACCGTGGACATAAAATACTTGTTTGTCAACAGCTTTTGTTTTAATTGATTCATATAACTCCTTTCCATGTTTTTCTACGTATTGAAATAAACATAAAGTATTGCCTTGTAAAGTAGAGGCCAAGTTTCTTATATACTTATTCCTTTTTTCATTACGTACCAGGTAATCCATTTCTTCTTGGTATGTTTTATCTTTTAACATATGTCTAACATCTTTGTCATGTTGTAATACTAAACATATAATTTTTAATTCTGCTAATTGTTTTTTCTCTTGTAATTCTGTTGTGGATATAACCTTGTTTACTGTACCAAATAATCCTTCCAATACTAACTTATGTGTTTTAGTACCATCTAAAGTACCTGTAAGGCCTATTCTATATTTACATTGTTCTAGTTTAGTCATTATCTTTGTGAGTGAAACTGCCTTGAATAAGTGTGCCTCGTCACCTATAACCATTCCAAACTGTTTAAACCACTTCTTTGGTTGATTATATACTGATTGCCATGTAGATATTATAACGTTTTTGTTTGTTTCTTTTTCATGGCCTTGATATATTCTATGTACATTTTTGTCTGGATTCCAACCATAATCTTTAAAATCCTTAAACAATTGTTCTACTAATGATGTTGTTGGTACTATAATTAAGATTTTCTTCTTTTGTTCTTTTAGTCTTAACATATTATAACGTACTAACATGTAAACTATAAGTGATTTACCAGAGGCTGTTGGAGATAACAATAAACATCTATTCTTTTGTGTTGCATATACAAATGCTTCTTTTTGATAATCTCTTATTTCCATAGGTACTTTAAGGGCTTTTGTAAACTTTTCTACCAATTCTAAATCAACTTTAGTATCAACTATTTTAGTACCATCTACTACTTGTATCTTGTTGTCACTACACCATTTAAGTATATAAGGATATAAACCGGCGTAAATTTGACCAGTTGCATAAGAGAATAATCTTATTTTTCCATCCCATACTCTGTTTCTATAGGCAGGAACAAACTTATAACCAGGTACTTCAAAACAAAAATACTCTGATAACTCTCTTTTAATAGAGGCGTCAGCGTCTACTTTTAAATAGACATCGTTTACTCTGTCAACTATGATGTATCTTATATCTGGCATTACACGAAAGGTGGACCGACAACCCAACCTACTAAAACCTTTCTTGTTCCTTTGGTCACCGGATGTACTTTATGCCACATAAATGACGGAAAGGTAACTATTGTACCAGTTGTAAATTTATCTTTAAACTTTATATTCTGATTTATTCTTTTAGGATTTAAATTAGCTATCTCTAATTCTCCTCCTTCGTAATCTTCATTTAAACATAAAGTAAAACTTAACTTTCTGATATAACCATTATCATAAGGCTTAGTGTGCGAATCTATGTGCCAATCATAGTGGTCTCCTTCTTCGTATATTGTATACTGTAAGGGTTCAAATTCTTTTAACTTGAAATTCCAATCGGCCTTTACATTGTGATTAAAGATAACTTCTTTTATATCTTCGTATAACTCATCATTTTCTTTTATCCATGCGACCTTGGAGCTTCTATTTTTATTATCACCGTCTTGTATGGCGGCTTCTTTTATTCTTAATTTCTCTGAATTTTCTATTATATTATTACAATAGTCCTCATTAAACATTGAAATTGAAAGACAATTGTTATTTGTTAGGTACATTATACAGCCCCACTGGTAAATCTTTTCCAGTCTATTGCATTTTTAATAGTAAATGTTCTATTGGAGATTTGTCTTAATGATCTATCTAAAAATTCTACAACTGTTTCTAGATATTTAACCTTTTGGTTTGCTTTTTGCCACTCTGGATCAGCTTCAATAAATTGAGGTACGTCTGCTTTTAATATCTTTAAGTTAAATGGTTTCTGTAGATATACTGCCGGATCGGCCTTACCTGTATAGTATTCCCATTTCTCCCTTTTGATTGTTCTAAATTCATCTTCAGCACGTGTTAATAACAATTTAAATTTAGTTAAAAATTTTAAATATTTGTTATGTAATTGAGGTGTTTTTAAAGACTCTATATCTAATTCAATATCGTTAATCTTTAAATCTTTATCGGCTAAATCTTGTAGTTGTTCTAAATCCATTATATCTCCACTTGTTCATAATATTACTCACTTATTTATTAAGATGTTGTAACTGTTGTTTTTGATGATCCTGTTGTAGCAAAATCATATATCTTATATTCAAAAGTAACAGACGCTGTAAGATAATCAACATCTGTAGCTTGTTGGTTGTAAGCAAGACTTGAAAGAGAAATAGGAAATACGTCTCTAAATCTAACTTCTACAACCGAGTTGTTTTTATTTGATAGTACACTTAACGTAGCGTCTGAAAAAAGACCACCTGTTTTTGGTGGTGGAAATTTTGATCTACCAGAATCACCTATTACATTGCTTGTACTACCAGGAAATCTATCATTACCACTTGTTAAAAGATTTTGATGTTCCTTGTGATCTTCAGGAAAACCTAGACCTCTTAACCAACCATGTATTTCTTGATAGTTTTCTAAATTCTCATCTACTAAAAAAGATATTGTTAAACTTTCATAGTTTAATTTATCTCCAGGTAAAGGTATATCTTTCAACATTGTTTGTTGAGTTGGTGTACCGGCTAATGCTATACCTGGTATATTAGCAGCTGTACAAAAATATTCTACTTTAGGTAATTTAACTATACTAAATTTAAATTGTGTTGGACTTGCATAGTCTAATTTTGTAGGTTGTCTATTCTTAACTGTTGTCATAATACTATTTATCCGTGTCCTTATCTACTTCTTCCCAGTCTTTTTCAGTAGATTTCTTCTCCAATTCTTTTTCAGTTGGTGTTAGAATCTTCTCTTTTTGTTCAACCTTTTCTATCTTATCCTCTATTACATCTAAAGGATTTTTAGGTTTAGAGTTAAATAAATCATGGTCAAAAAATCCAACATAACATAGAACAGCTAATAACATCAATACTTTAATACAGACTATTACAACTAACATTCCTAATATTGTTCTTAATAATGATTTCATACGTATATTTAGTTTATTTTCTTTCCCATGCTTTTAATTTACCATCCTCTGCAACGACCATTTCTTGTTTATCTTTTTTCTTTTTATTACTACGACATGTATCCCAGCAGGCCACAGGACCTCTATTATGTTCTAGTGATTTATGAAAGGCATGCCAATGATCAGTGTCTAATATATCTTCTATTTTTTCGTAATCGGCTATATTGGAATTGTCAACCAACTTTCTAAATTCTTTATCATTCATCATATTTTCGGTATCACAATGACAACAAGGTAGTAAATGGCCTCTGTTGTCTACTGCTAAATTCATATTACCTCTAAAACACATAGGCTCTATTTTTATATCGGAAGTTATACCGTTGTCTTTGTCTGATATAACGTTACCGGTTTCATCATAAAAATTTGTTCTTTTATGTACTTTTGCTAAATGATCATATTCACTTACGTGAGGATAATTTTGTCTTATATCTTTCCAATTTTTAGGCACTACTCTTGTATTCCTCCTCTTGGTAAACCTACAGCTGCTGGTGCGTCAGGATTAAAAGCGTGATCCTCTACGTCTAATTTCTTTTCTTTAGGTATTAAAGGATCAGTTTCATCGTCTCCTACCCACCTAGAGCTTTGTATTACATTAAAAATAACATCTATTTCTTTGGCCATTGTCATACACTTTTCAACATCATGTTGATTATAATTAAACATTATCATTTGCCATATAGGTTTCTTTTTTAAAATACCTCTAGCCATTTTTAATCTTTTAAAATGTAGTTCACCGTTTTGATGTACTCTGTACTTATGACTATCTTTAGGTAGACCATCTATACCAAACCACCATTGAGTATCTACATTGGCTCTAAATGCTTCTTCAAAAAATTTATCTGATTTAAATGTAGAGGCACTATGTACTTGACTTATATTGCCTTTTCTTTTTATCATTTTTAACATATCAATAAAATGTGGGTGATGTACAGGATCAGAATATTGTCCACAAAATTGTATTCTATCAAAGTAATTTGTAATTTTATCAAACTCGTCCATTGTTATATCTCTACCTGGTATTGGTTTCTTTTTTAATCCACCTTTACCATCACTTTCATACGTTTGTCTAGCACAACGTAAACACTCTAAAGGACATCTATGTGATAAATCTAAATTAACCTTACTTGCTTTGAATAATTGTTTTTCAAATTTCTCATTAGGTCGGTATTTCATACCTTCCATAATTATATTAGGTGAAGTTATCTCTTTGTCGTCTGTATTTGCCATGATTTATTTAATTATCTCCACTATATCGCCTATACTTATTTGTGCTTCTTCTATAACCTTAGCACACCATCTACCAAACGTTGGATTTCTTTTTTCATCTACTAATTTATAGTTACCATCTTTAAATGATTTACCAATTACTGAACATGGTGGTGCTGTAAAAGTTAATTCAAGTATTGCTTCTCCTATTTTCAATCTATCTCCTGATTTAAATTGATCATAAGATAATCCTTCTCTCCAAAAATCTATAGTTATATTTTCTCCTACTGTTCCAGGAGCAATAGGGTGTCCGTCTGCCTGTAATTTTATAATTTTTTGATAGTCATATATTAAAATAGCACGATCAATTCCACCATGATTTTTAATTTTATCATTACCTCTATGTCGGTAATCTTCTTTGATACCTAATTTATCTATTTTAGCACTAGTGACCTGAAGTTTAGGAACACCACCATTAGGATTAACATTAATATAACGGACTGTAGCAACCATTTTAAAACCATTTCCAAGGTAATATTGAATACCCTATTAAATTAAAATACTTTTCAATTAGATACATAGCAACTATAAAAAAACTTGTTTTAAATATAAATCTATATGGTTGAGGTAAACTGTTTTGCCATCTATTAAATCTACTGCCTTGTACCTTTTTTTCCATATCGGCCTTTCGCCATATCAAATTCGCCCACCAGTCAGCTGATAATAAGTTCTTCAACATTATAAAAGGCCAAAGTAGTTTTAATAATATTTTTCTCATAATACTATTTATGCAGCCAAAAAAAAAGGGGACCGAAGCCCCCTTTTTTAAATAAACGTTTAAATAACGTATTACATTATGTTTGATACTTTAACTTTTTGGTAGTATCTGTTTGAGTTAGGTGTACCAGAATCAGTGATTCCAGAAACAGCACCTGAAACAGCACCAGTTTCCGCAAAAGGATTAGCAACAAGACCGTATCTTGTTTTAAATCCGATTTTTGGTTGGAAAGTATCTTGACCAACTGCTCTTACCATTTGTAAAGGCACGTATGGGCAATAGAACATACCAGCGTCATAAGGTGATGTACCTTTGTAACCCACAACGTAGTATTGACTAGCGCTTGAGTTAGCTGAGTATGGATCAATGTATACTTTAAATCTACCGTTTAATACACCAGCAAATGTACTGCCTGTGTCGTCAACGTTTAGATTGTTATTTAAAGCAGGCGTGTAATCTAAAACACCAGCCATTTGAAGAGCAGAAGCAACGTCAGCAGAACAAATTATCATGTTCCCTTTACCTCTTCTCGTTCTTTGAGCGATTCTGTTTGCGTCTCTTTCCAATTGGAACATAAGACCTTTAAATCTCTCAACTGACCATCTACCGTTTGAGTCAGTATCTAAATCAAAGATACCAGCAGTAGTTGTGTTTGTAGCAGCGCCTTTTTCTGAATTGATGTAAACTGATCTTACAACTTCTCTGTTGATTTCCGCAAGGATTTCAGCAGATAGAATGTTTGCTAGTTCAGTTTCAGCGTCTAAACCGTGGATTGCTTTTAAATCTTGAGCAAGTTCCATAGTGTATTCTGCTTTAAGAGCTCTACTTCTAGCAGTCACTGTAGTTTTCTCAATTGAGAAAGCCATTTCAGCAAACTGATTTGATGTAGCGTCGCCTAATGCTTCAGCAGCAGCTGTAGTCATACCTTGACCTCTAGTGTACTCGCCAGCAGGTGAGTCATTAAGTACAGATGGATTAGTTCCTCTGTGCTCAGTTACTCCGTCGCCTGCAGCTGAATCACCAGCAGCATTTCTAGATGAGTAATCAGTATCAGCTTCGTCAAATAGCGCTTCTCCGCCAGTTGCTGAAGTGTATCTTGATCTCATTGCGAAAATTAGTCCAGTTGGACCAGTCATTGGTTGAACACCTGCGATATCGTAAGCGATAAGGTTAGGCATTGCTCTTCTTACTAATGAAATTAAAATTGGATCCCAATTTGAAGTTCCACCAGTGTTGTTAGTAGGAGCAGCTTCTGATAAGAATGCTGAGTCCTCTTTCATTGCTCTTTCTTGGTTTTCCAAGACAGTAGCGGTAACGGCACGTTTGTAAGAGTCTCCGATTTTTGGTAAATCAGGATGCTCTAAAACTGGCTGCCATTTTTTTTCGTATTGTTCTGATAAATACATGTTTTTTATCTCCCTATTATTTTTACTTTTACTTGTTTGACAATTTAATGTCTTTAGTTTGACTTATAGCGGCACTATAAGCAGCCATTGCATTGCTTAGGTCCTCACTAGGAGTTCCTTCGCCAGCCGCTACTTCATCTATACCGTCACCAGAAACGTCTTTAGATTTAAAATAAGATTCTTTAACAATCTTAATTTTTGCTCTGTAATCTGCTTCTGTTGAATAATCTACTTCTTCAGCAAGTTTGTTGAATTTTTCTTTCGCTGTGTCAGTTAAGTCTTTAGACGCTTCGTCTAAAATTTCAGCTGCTTTGTATTTGTTAGCTGACTTACTTAATTCAACATTCTTCTCTATAGACTCGTTAAGTTTTTTTTCTAACGTTTCTATTTTTGAAGCTTGATCTTCAAGTACATTATATTTCTCGTCTGGAACATTTATGTAATGGTCTTCAAAAAGTTTTTTTAGACCACTGATAAAGTCCTCAGCGATTTCTCCTTTGATCCCTCTTTCTAAAGCAAGTTCGTTTTCTTTCATCCATTCTTCTACCACGTATGATAGATAAGAATCAACTTTTTCTACTAACTCAGCCTTAGCTGTTGAAGTTTCAGATTCGAATTTTTTATTATAGTCTGCTTCCATTTCTTCAGCAATCTCTTTAACTTTAGATTTAATTGCTGTTTCAAATATAGTTGCAGCCTTATTTTTGAACTCTTCCGATAAATCAGTTTGTCCGGCGATTAGAGCGTCAACGTGTTCTTTAACGTCAATCTCTTTTTCTTTATCTTCAGCTTTTTCGTCTTCTTTTGATACTTCTTTTTCTTCAGACTTAACTTCTTCTTTGTC